GAACCTCCACAGTTCGTTATTATAGTTCTCCCATAGACGGATAGGTGCACCGATTTTATCTGAATCACCTAAGAAAAAGTCTGTACTCTCTTTAACCTTACGGTTCAATCCCTTGGCAGTCACACCAGGCATTGTAAGTCCTAGACTATTTGCCGTATTAAAGAGGCTTATAAACTCATCACATAGACGAATATCATTTAATTGGTACTCATCAATGAAATTTGTCATCTTACATTAATTTTTACTTGGCGAGTGTTATCACCAATGGTTCCTTCTAAGAAGTAATTGAATGCTATCATATAACGGTCTTTATCCGTTTTATTAACATCAACCTCATGCATCAAATGAGAAGGGAATATAGTAAGGTCACCCTTTTGTACAGCTATAGCCCATCGATCTGCATTAAACAGATTACCCTCTGAAGTCAATGGTCTGACTGTACCAGTAGCATACGTTGCTTGTAAATGTGGACAACAGAAAACTAATTGGCCACTACCTTCAGGTACATCAAGATAAACACCACCACTGAAACATGAGTTACTATGGTAGTGCTTAGGTGAATAGTTACCTGGCTTATGGAGATTAACCCATGACTGAATATGCTTAGCCCTACAACCAGTAAGTTTAATCAACTCAAAACAATACGTATTCACGTACTGATCAACTGACCTCTTTAACTCTTTGAATGGCTCTCTGGTAAGTATCTTTAAGTCCTTACTACTATACCCTGAGTTATCAGGGTATGCAACGTACTCTAAACTTTTTAATAATGCTGTATCAACGCTACTGACATCTACTGAGGTTTTCAGTACTGGTGTTGAGAACAGTGGTATAATATCATTGCTCATACTTATGAGGGATATAATCAGGACATAATAAGGATCCTGCTATTTCTGCAGCAGAATTATTTTTTTCACATAACTTGTTCATCCAGATCCTCTCCTTAAGGGTGACTGGTCCATCAGACAGAATGCGACAGCAGATGTCTGTGAGTTCTAGACGATAACTTGTACTTAACATGTTCGATAGCTTCGGGTAGGATTGAGTATTCCATCAGGTGAATACGACGGGTTAAAGTGTCAATGGTATCGTCAGGATGTATCAAGACTTTACCTTGGTCTATTATAGCACCTGAGTCAAGCTCTTCAGTCACATAATGTACGGTTACACCTGTAACTGGATCCCTATTCTCAAATGCTCTTTCTATTGCCATTAGACCCTTATACTTAGGAAGTAAGGAAGGGTGTATATTAATTATTCTATCAGGAAATGCTTCAATAAGGGTCTTTGTAACGATTCGCATCCATCCTGCCATGATTATGAGGTCAACATTAAATGCCTGAAATGCTTTAATCATGGACACCTCATCTTTGTGATCCATCCATGCATGGGTTATACCTAGCTTCTGGGCACGTCTTGCTGCACCGCAATCTCTTTTGTTGTGTATCATCAACACAACTTCGTCCTTATTACATGTACGGACTATATTCTCGAAGTTGCTCCCGTTACCAGAGCACATAACTCCTAGTTTCATTCGTTAAACCTAACACCTTCACAGTTTGATTTTGAACAAAAATAACGCCCTTCAGGATCAGTGGGTTGGGTAAGGTACTCAGTTTCACTGACCCACTCACGTAATGCTTCGAGCATAATTTCTTTGAATGAAGGAGAGCTTCCAGTATATGCTGGTTCTTCTTCAGTTACAGGATGTTTATATTCAGTTGTTTCAAAGTAAGATGTGTAATTCATCCTACCTTCACGCTCATCTAATACCTCATTGATGAGGATCTTCATCTCCTTTGCGTATGTTGGAGTGAATAACCTACGAGGTGTAATAATAGCAGGTTTATATTCCTGCCTTCCAGATGGCTTGGCATTGGGATCCGAAGGTCCACTCATGCCTTGAGTGTCTATATAACTTCCTTTGATTGGTGCTTTAGACATTACATTTTATTAGGATCAGCCATGAATACAAAAACAAACCATAGTACTAGAGCGACTACGGCAATAGTGAGAACGTTCAAAATCATTTCGATTATTTAGGGTAATTGATCTAACATAGCTTGGACATTTTTCTTGAGACCATCATAGAAACCTGGACCTATATCAGCAGGTGCCATTCCTAACATTGTTGCCGCCTGTCGTACCTGTCCTACCAATTGCTTGGCATCAGGGTCATCAGACAGTGTGACACGCATGTACATAGTCTGTTGCAGATCTATCAGTTGTAGCATTTTCTCTAGTTGTTCCCTCTTCTCATTGGAATTGAGAAGTAACCCCATCTTATTGATCTCCATGTAGAGATCTTGCATACGATTGAGTTCCTCTTGGACAACTTCTGAACTAAAAAACTTACTCATAGGTACTGTGACTTGATGATACTCTTATATTTACCCAAATCTACAGTGAGAAATGGGTCGTACTTCACTACCTTATTCCTCAAAGGCTTCCAGACTATCTCCTCTTTGATTTGTTTATCAAATTGTGGGATGAACTGGAATATCTTGTTGAATATGGTAAGTGTCTCTAAACATATTCTACCACCTAATTGAGCTTTCACAAGAGGTGGGTGTACACTTTGTAATGTGAACAATCCCTCGAAGTCCTCTTGAAGATCATGGAGAGTGCTTACATCCTCTCTGAACTGATAGGATAGACTTTCCTTGCGTTTGATCCACTCTGAGTAGTTCCGAGCACCCTCGCGTACTAGAGTAGCGGGATACACCTTATCCTCAGCGATCATGTTGGCTACAAAAAAATCGCGCAGCTCGAAGTCCTTGAACTTCCTTGAGAGTTTGACAAAAAAGAACTTATCTTTCCTATTATCAAATGATTTCTGGGATGCTTTAGCAGTACCCCCATATTGGAAATAGTCGTAAGTCTCAGATGTAAAGTGAAGTTTTAGAGCAAGATACAGTTTGTATACTTCAAAACCTGTCATGATTTCAAACAGACGTTACCTGATATGCTGATCCTCTGCTCCTCGCAATTATAGAAAGGATAGACCTGATGTTTCAGCTTAGATGGAAATAATACCATAGTTCCTTCCAAGTGTCCACTCATAGCATAGGTAAACGATTCCATCTCTCCTAAAATATTCACATACTGAAACTCAAAGTTAGAGACAGCTCCATCATTAAACGATAAACTCTGCTGATCCTCATAGTCTGTAGGGATTTTCATCCATATCACAAAACTATAAACACCTGTATGGTTGTGTAGTGGATTAAACTCATGCTGGTTCTGATAGTTGACCCACCACTGATTCATGACATATTCATGCCGATCTGTAGTAGGAACCCTAGCACCTAAGTTTACAAATGCTTCTTGATACTTCTGGATAAGAGGTGCTACAGTAGTTCTATAAAAGTAATCACCACCAGTTAACACATAGCTATTGTCTATATGACCCACAAGGGCAGATTTATAACTGGATCCTTTATCCTCAATACATTTCCAGAGATAATTTATTTCTTCTTGACTTAATTGCTTCTCAATTACCCCTATATTAGGAAACTGACGAGCATTCATAATTGTAAAAGAGCTTTTGATGTCTGCTTCATGAAGTTAAGACGTTGTGCCTCATACTTCAGTTTCTCTTTCAATGGTTTAGATATTAACTTATTAATCCCTTCAAATTCTATATTCTTATCTTCACAAAATTGCACGACTGCCTCAATGTAGTTCAAATTAGAATCTTTGACAATCTTTTCTATTTCCACCGAAAACTTCGCAGCAGTCATAAAGTTCTCCTCAAATACTTCATCTATTTTACCATTCGCCATGTGCTGCCCTGTAGGTATCAATGTACTCTTTAAGTTTACGAGCATACTTAAACTTGTCATAGATTTCAAAGACTTGTGGTTCACCTGTTTCACATGCAATAATGGTTACGAGTTTCTTGACTTGTAAGCCAGTTAGCTCTTGAAACATTATAGCATAAGCTGTCTCTTGTGCAAAGTAGTCGTGTATCCACTCTTCACGTTTATACTTAGTTGAGGTTTTAAAATCAATTATAGCAAGCTCACCGTTATACTCGGCAATACAATCTACACGTCCAGCTAATCGCAGCAACTTAGAATATAAGGGTGCTTCTAGAGCATGTATATTGTTAATACTATCTAGGTAGGGTTTGATCTGATGGAATAACCCCATGGATAGTACATCATCCTTATATTTGCTAATATCCTTATTAGACAAATACTCTTCAGCAAGCTTATGTGTCTTATTACCTCGTGTAGAGGCACGTTTAGAAATTTTATTAGCTTCCTCTTCACCAACCTTCTTACGCCATGCCATAATGGACGCTTTTTTAGAGTGTCCTATCACAGTAGTAACAGAAGGATAAACCGCATCATTTATGAGATACGTTCTACCCTTCTTAGTTGTAGTTGCCTTTAGATCAGCAAACTCGTGTATGTTTAAATGTTTAAATGTTTCCGACATTGAGATTCAACTTGCTAATCAAATAGGATTTGACTAGACCAGATCTAACAATGTCATCGATACCGAATTCAATACTCTGAAATTCATCCATGTCATCAATAATCTTTTTAAAGTCCATGATACCAGTTTTCTCATGAGCTTTGGTCAAGTCAGTTTGTGCAGCGTCTCCCGCAAATATAATCTTACTATTGATCCCTAGACGTGTAATAATGGAATCAAGTTCGTGGAAGTTGAGGTTCTCAGATTCATCAACCAAGATAATAGCATTATCAATAGTTGTACCACGTATGAATGATGTAGACCAGAAGGAGATAGTCTCCTGTGCCTTAAGATTACCATAGAGCATCTCAAAGGATGGATCATCAGGCATCTCAAACATATACCTGACCATATTCTTATATGGTATTTGATATAGGTTAGCTTTATCTTCATGGTCTCCTGGTAAGAAACCAATTTCTCTAGTAGGTACTAAAGACCTTACAATATACAGTTTATCATAAGGTGTCTTTTCGTCAAGTATTTGCTTAAGAGCAAGATATATTGTGATGAAAGATTTACCAGTACCTGCACATCCGAATAAAAATAAATTCTTATTCTTATCCCATGCATCCCACACCTTCTCTTGTGTGGAAGTTATAGGTTTAATTTTT